AGGCGCTTCACCCGCAGAGCTTCAAACTTCAAAAGATTCCTTACCCCGGGTGCCTATTTGACCAGCCCCAGGCGCCGAAGCTGCGCGATGATACCCTGTAGTGCCACACGGTCCACGCTTCTGATCTCATTGGTGGTGCGCAGGTATCCTGTAAGTTTGTTAATGTAAACGATGTTGCGATCCGGCTTGGCCTTGAGAGGTTGCTCTGCTGATTCCAGTGCGTTCTGTGCTTTAGGTATGACGCCCATGCCTAGTGCCATCTGCCGTGGATCGTCTAATGCCTTGCGGTATCGCTTAGCTCGGTCACTGAACTCGCGGCCGAATGTAACCTCCAGCCACTCAGAGTAGTTACCACGGCCAACCAGTTCTTGTGCTTCCTTAAGCAGTGAGCCGACGCCGCATGCCTTGTCAGTTGCCTGTAAGATTTCGATCTTAGCTGATTGTGCCAGCTTGAGTGCTTCCACATCTAGGCGCTTGATCTGCTCAGTGATGTCGGTGAGTTGTGTTGATATGTGTGTATTATTCATCGTTTAGCGTTTTTGCAGTTCTTGCGGTTTTGTTCGCTCCGGTTGTTGTGAGAGATAAGTCCTAATTGATCGCGCAGTTCGTTGCTCATCAATGACACGGCTGAGCGTGTGACGCTGCATGCTTTGGCGATGTCAGCATTGGTGACAATATCGTCGCCGACATCGATGCCTAGTGTTTGAGCCAGAACCATCGTGCGTGCTGCGATCCTCTTTGTGTCACCTCCTTGAAGTTGAAAGACCATCAAGCGTGTAATAATGTCGGCCACAGCTTGTGCTGGTTGCACGATTGGCTCCATGTGGTCAACTGGGTCATCATAGACGGCCAAGTCTTTGCCTTCGATATATGGGTAGGTTTTCATATTTATTGATTATGTGTGATGGTGATTTCGACGCGTGGATCGGTTGCATCGACTTGGAAAGTAGGCTGACCATGTGTGAGTATGTGGTGGTTGTCGTCCTGGATAAGTCCGGCATCGACGACGCCATCGTAGTAAGCTTTGAGCATAGCGACTGAGTTGCGTTCGTCCCGGTGTCGGTTGGTCTTGTAAAAGAACGCCTCCTGTGCCTCGACCTTGCCCCACGGAGCTGTGCAGACCTCCTCGGCCCGTACTGCCTCTTTAGCGAGTCTGCGTGCCTTCTTGGTGATGCCGGCCTTGACCTGCCAACTGACACGCGCGTTCGGCGATAGGCAGTTGTGCGGCAATGGCAGCACCAGCGTTATACTCTCCTGGCTCATTTTCCTTCTTCTTCACGCATGATCAGTGAGTCGATCTTATGCTTGATGGTTGCGCAGACTGACTGAGATACACGAATGCGCTCGGACGGCTCACTGGTGGCGATAATTGCCAGCGCTATTTTACCGGCCATCTGATTTAATGGGTCAGGCATTGGTTGGTTCCTGTCGTTTTCTTGCATTATTCAAAATGTAAGGTGCATTACACCTCATGGCAATTAAAAAGCACCCTAATTCACACGCAAAAGATAACCGACCACCCTATAATACAATATGCATCTTTTAAGGCATTTTTTGTGTCTAACTACTCCCCCCTTGGTTATTTGGGACATTATTAATATATATTATATATATATATGATATATAAGGGTTTATAGTAATTAATAATAGACCGAATAATAGACCATTTGGCCTTGGTCTATTATGGTCTATTAATCGAAAAACAGCCGATTAACGTCCCAGGCGTGGTCTATTAATGGTCGGTTAATGGTCGGTCTAATGGTCGTTTAATTTAGACAAAAAAGCCGCCACCAATTAAGGTGACGGCTCAAGTGATAAATCAGATGACTCAGCCTAAGTTGGCTTAAAGATGTAAACAGTTGCCGGCCGCTTAGCACTTTCTCTGATGTCCTCGACGATGTCCTGCCCTTCCTTGAGTGTCTTGAGTATGTCGAGACGCTCAAAGCCCTTGATCGAACGTGTGGCGCGAGTCAGTGCATGCTTTGTGATGCCATGACGCCCGGCACGCTTAATCTTCTCCAGCACCATCTTCAGATTGCGCTCAAAGTCATTCTCCACGACCTTGTCACTGATTAGCTCTGAGAATGACCGGATGCAGTAGCGCACCACGCCGATGGCCCAGGATACGTTCGCCAGTGTCACCTTGGCATCGCGCAGATCATGCACCATACCGCAGGCGACCACCAGTGCGATTCTGTCTGCTTGCTCGGCAGCCTTGCCCCATAACTCGGATGTTTCCGCGCCGGTTTGCTGGATCTTGCGCGCCTCGTTGAAGAATGCCTTGAGTGCTTCAAGTGCAGCCGGCTCGATTGGCACGGTGATGGTCCAGTCCTGCTCCACCGCCTGCTCGGAGAACACGCTGACCTCTAAGGCCGCCGGGTTCACGAAATCAACAAAGCCCTTACACTTGCTCAGGATCTTTGCTGGTATCGAATGCCCAGTGTCGTCCGTCTCTGTCAGCTTACCGAGATCGGTGCTAATGAAGTATAGACAACGCGGCAGCCAACCATCTTTGAGTTGATCCTTGCGCAGGCTGCTGGCGATCTTGTCAGTCGAGCCGGTGCCGTAGATGGTCAAGCATGGGTGTCTGACTGAGAACGAGTCATTGTCACGGCCCGCACGATCTTTGCCACGGTAGGTTTTGTTGCCAGAACTCCATAGCTTCATCAATGTCGGCACCACCGTTGCCCGGTGACTGTCAACCATGCTGCCAAATCCACCGAGCGTGTGGCCTGCCTCGTCCCACGGATAGAGCGTGACTGGGTGATTGCTCAAGCGCTTCTCGATGGCGCTGTCGCTGGTCACGTCAGTGCCGCCGATGAGATCACCCGCGCCAGACTGCTCCAGGATGCGCTCGACCATGCTGATTGGGTGGTCCTTACCCGTTGAGGTGCCACCGACCGCCATGCAGTAGAGATTGGAGCGACCATGTTTCCAGCCAGACTTGACCTTTTGTCCGACCAGCGTGCCGACCACAGCGAGCGATGCCGCGATGGCGTACTTAGGCTGAGGAATCTGTGCAGTGTCCAGAATGTATTGCATGATATCGCCAACCAGTCCCGATGGTTTCCAGCTCGGCTCTTCAAGCACCTCGACGTTGCCCCATGCTTCATCCAGTTCGGCAATCACCTCAGCCGATGCCGGTATGGCCTCCGCAGCGGTTGCCTTTGTCGGCTCGATGCGATTAGCCATTCCCGCGATGAAGGCATCCATCCATGCTGGCGCGACAAATGGCTCTTCCTCTTGTAGTAGCCAGCCACGTTGCTTGACTGGCGACGCTTCTGCCTGGTCCACCTTACGCTCAAAGTCACGCACGTCGGCTGTCTCGCCTTGATTCCATGCCGGCACGCAGCGTGGATTGTATTCGGACCAAAGCAGTCCCAAGGTGTCTGAGCGCGATAGCATGAAGCCATTGACCAGCCCCTGCGCGGCCCACAGCAAGCGACCATGACCGCCTTGACCTTGGTATGCCGCATCGCACCGCTCTAGCCATAAGCTGGCACGGTGCATCGTGTGGTCGCGATCCTTGGTGGCTGGACTTCTTGGCGCGATGCCGCTTGGCACCGTGTGGACCTTTGGCGCTGCCATATCGCGCACCGACTGTGGTAAACTGACCACCGCTTGTGACTCCCATGAGTAGGGTTTGCCATCGATCACGCTTGGAGCTGCGACGATGTATCCATTCGATAATAGATCAATACCACGCACCAGGCTGATTTTGCGCGGCGGTGGCGTGCCGTCGTTCTTGAATACGTAGTGCGCACCCCCACTTGGAGTGCGCGCCACTGCGGTATCTGGCAGGTCGCCGAGTAGCGGTAGACTCTCGAAGCCATTAATGTCGCCGTGCGTATCCACATCCACCACGCACAGCCCAGAATCATCTAGTGAAATTCCGATGTTTGCGGTCGGGTTAGCGGTCCACCATGCGGTGATTTGCGCTGCGTCAACGGTTGCCTGTTTGAATCCACCAGCGACCATTGGCGCTTTGCCGCCGGTCTGTAGTGGGAAGATGTGCCAGCCTTGTGTGGCGTAGTGTAGAGCGTCTGTTAGCATTTTGATTTGTATTTAATTAAGTAGATAGTGTTGTGCAGCAGTAGGTCGTAGTTTTCTGGATTCAAGTGAGCCTTATACATTGCCTGCTGGATTCCCGATGGCATCGGCATTTCGCTCTCATGCTCGCCAGTGTAGGCGATGTCCCCACGGTGGATTTCAAACAGCATGCCCTTCTGCCCTAAGATCCAGTGCGCCTCATTCTGGAAGCGGCAGTCATCGATCAGGATGATGGTCGGCTTATCCTGCCTGGACGCGCGTTCGATTTGGCGCTGCATCGCCCACAGCCAGACATCCTGACTGATATACCTACGGCCCCACTGCGTGCCAAGTGTCTGAAGCAGGCGCCGTGGTGTGACGCCCAGACCTTGAATCAACTCATGCTTGAGTGCTTGGTCGGTCAATGCATCCGCCTCGACACCCATTGCTTCGGCCATTGCCCGGAGCGGCTCGGCAAAGCTCAAGATCTCGACATGCACGCTGTCGTCAAACTGCTTGGCGACATCCTTTGCGAAGGTGGTCTTGCCGACACCTTTCGGCCCGACCAGTCCAATTATTTGTGTATTATTATTCATATTTTTCTTATTTTGATTATGTTAGGTGCAATACACCCGAGTTAATGTCGTTGGTGATTGGTGTGTTTTCAGAGTAATCCTTCTGAGATAATGTTGAATGCCACTGCTGCACACTGCGGAACTTGTCCGTTTCCAATGGCTTTAAGTCTGTCCACCCGATTGGCCACCCCATGAGCCACTCGACCCACGGCGGGTTCAGGTGTCCTTTCTGCTGGGTCTGTGTGCCACCATAGGCTACTGCATTCGGTAGCTGATCCATCCGACTTTTGCCGTCCTTGCGCGTCAGCACCTCCGGTGAATTGATCCCCTTGTAGTCCCTGGTGCATGGCGTCGGCCAGTTTCTCACAGCAACCTCCCTCGGCAAATTGTTGCCCTTGGCTTGATTTGTTCGCCACTGCTGACCCTTTGAATCCCCAGCTTTCGGTGTAGGCCAAGACCCAGATTCTGTCTCGCTTGTGCGGCGCACCGACAGCCCCAGCTCCGAGCACTCCCCATCGAGCATTATACCCCATCGCGGCCAAGTCTTCGAGCACAACTCCAAGTCCTCTAGTCCGAAGCAGTGGTGAGTTTTCGGCAAAGACAAATCGAGGCCGCATCTCGCCAATGAGTCGCGCATATTCCTTCCATAGTCCCGAACGTTCCCCGGTAATTCCTGCTCCTTTACCTGCTGCAGAGATGTCTTGGCATGGGAATCCTCCGCAAAGAACGTCAACTGATCCGCGCCAAGGATTTCCGTCGAGGGTTGCCACATCGTCCCATATGGGAAAGTCCGGTAAGTGTCCGTCTGCTTGTCTGGCGAGCAGGACGTCACGTGGGTAGGGTTCGATCTCGCACGCGCCGATTGGATTGTGTCCAAGTAAGAGGTCACCGAGAATGCCGCCTCCTGCTCCTGCGAAGAGGTGGAAGGTGTTGAGTTTTGTATATGCCATGTCATTATTTTATGTTATTTTGATTATGTTAGGTGCAATACACCCGAGTTAAACGTGTTGATAAAAGCGAGTAATCAAGCCATGTTCCTTGTGGTATTCAAAGCCACTCGCGCCCTTCATGCTGCCAATAAATCCCTTCTCAGCGTGCCATGCATCTGTGGAGCAGAGCGCCGGCAGGTATTCGACCAGCAGGCCACGATGTTCCTCCCAGCCGTTCTTGGTTTCGGAGATCACGCGCATCGGTTGATTCTTCTTCTTGTGATGGATGTGGCCCATCTTGAGGTGTCTGAATTTGGTCTGCCCCCACTTCGCTGCGAACTCGGCCGCGATGATTTGTGGCCAGAGTTGCATCGCTGCACCGTCGCCGTGCGTCCACACCAGCAGATTGTTGCCGTGCGTCATCACCTTGCGACTAGATGATTGCTCAATCACATTGACGTTTTTACAGTTTGCATAGAATGCCGACAGCACGCGAGTCAGCCAGACGCAGGAGTGCCAGTCATGGTTGCCCTCGACGATCACGACATCGACCTTCGGCGCCACCTGTGCGGCAATCTGCACCACGTCGTAGCATGCTTTAACCGCGTAATCGACCACACGGTGAAAGCGCGAATCGACATCCAGCACGTTGCCGGACTTCTCGGTCTGATTGTTGCGGCTGTCACTGTGCATGATGTCGCCGCCAAAGGTCACGATAATGCGCCCAGGTTTGTTGAAGCGGCCCGCCAGTGCTTGTGCCGTCTCGACCATCCGCTTGGCCGCAATGTCGCAGTCGTAGTCCGAGTCATTGGTCTCGGCCTTGCTGGCATACATACCAATGTGCGAATCATACACCGACATCTCAGCCAGAATGTCCTTGTTATCTCCCTTGGTCGGTCGCTTGACCTTAACGGTGGCCTTACCTTTGACACGCTCGCAGAGTGAATCGACAAACGCCTCCAAGTCTTCGGCGCCTGGCACCAGTCGCTTCCATTCTCGGATCGGTTGACCCTCTGCGTCATACTGCACGGTGGTCTTCACCATCTTCATGTGCTCTGGCAGGATTGCCGGCGTGAGCCACGGCGCTTGGCCCTTGCTCTCACATGCTTTTAACGAGTACCGCACGAACTTATCGTCCATCCCCAGCTGACGTGCCACGGCTCGTTTTGAGCCAAGCTCCATGAAGCAGTCTAAGATTTGCTGTTGTTTCGCTGTTAGTTTCGGATTTTTCATTATGTGAGGTGTAATTGATGACGCGGTTGATGATCTCATCGACCAGTTGAGTTTTCTTTTCGAGCTGCTCCTCTAGTGCAGCGACTTGTTTCTCGAGATCGGCGACCTCACTTGTTGTTACTTTATTAGATTCCATGTTAAGTATGTGTGAGGTATGATACACCTAGTTCAAGTTAAATCTGACTTCCATTTATAAAAAGTGCGCACGGTAATTCCATACATTGCGGCTGCTTGTATGTGTGTCTTGCCGGTAGCTTTTTCCTCGATAATTTTAGCGACGATCTCCTTGCGGCCTTCGAGGTTGTGCTGCTTGCCTCTCATTGTTGGTGGAGTAATCAATCCGTTTTCTATCCCAGCCGAGACTAATTTACGGGCCATAAGATAAAAGCCATCTTTTGATTCAATGTCGTCTGCAATCTTATTTGCAAATGCCAGAGAGCTGGAGATTTCGTCGGATGTGATGTGTGTTGGTTCGTTCATAATTATTCAGTTGTTTCCATTTTGGAAATAGTTGGTGGGTTGTTCCATTTTGGAACAGTTGATATGCGCCCTACTGGGCTTTGTTGTTTGGTGATTCGGAAAGCATCGCATTTGTAAGTGCTTTCATATTGTTGCATTTAGTATATCGGTTATGTGGTTTGATATGTTAGTGCGTGATCGCCACTTCACCATATGAGGTGCAGTTGGCGTGAGAGCTGTTGAAGCTGGATTTGTCTGTGTTCGTCTCGTAGTCGTGGATTACCAAGCGTTCGCCGGTGAGTGCCACCAGTAGTTTTGAGATGCGTGCCTTGATCGTATCGCAGAGGAACATATCTTCGAGCGCATGCTCGACGCTCGGCATCGGTCCGAGTTGCAAGCGATTCCACCAATGCTTGGCAGTGTTGCGCTTCACGGTATCGGTGTCGTCCAAGTGGATTACCTCAGACACGCTACGCACGCCACAGCGGTATTGCACCCGCAGCGCATCTGGCTTGCCGGGTTGCTTGCGCAGGTGGCACTTCACGCCGCTCACGTCCACCCACTCTGGCTTGCTTAGAATGTCACGCGCAGTGGCCTTGACTTCGTGCAGACGGCGCTCGCGCTCTAACTCCTCACCGACTTGCCGTGCCTCGCCTGGTGGAATCTCCCACCCACAGTTTGGGCATTTGCCGAGTAAGTAGCTGAATGAATCCGCGCAGTCGTCGCATTTACGGATGCGCACCTCGCGGTCGTCCGGTGCGTCGATTGGTCCGTGCTCCTCGATGCAGTGTGAAAAGTCCAGCACAAGGCAGTCAGTCTTACCAGGGTGGAGTCTCAGCCCACGGCCGACCATTTGCACATAAAGACCCTTTGAGAGTGTTGGCCGCAGCAGTGCCACGCAATCGACCTGCTTAGCGTTGAATCCTTCGGTGTACACGTTGACGTTTACCAGCACCCGGTAGCGGCCTTTCTTAAAGTCGGCGACGATGCGGTCACGCTCACCTGCGGCAGTCTTGGCAGTCACGTGTGGCGCCTTTATGCCATACTTGCGCAGCTCGTCGCTGATGTGTTTGCAGTGGCTGATGTCGATCGCAAAGATCACGACGCTCTTGCGCTTCTCGGCATTAATGATTGCCACCAATTCCTTGACTGCCTGGCTGACCACTTCCTCCTTGTCGAGTTGCTCTGAGAGTGCCTTGGCCACGTAATCGCCTGATGCCTTGCGCACCTTCGATAAGTCTGGCTGATTGTCACTGCACCGTGTGCGCAGTTTACTCAAGTAGCCGTCGTCGATCAGTTTCGATACGTTCGAGTTATAGATCAATTCCTGCAACACGTGGTCACGGTGGCAGATGGGGCCGTCCATCCGATACGGTGTGGCGGTCACGCCGACCACGACCATCTTGGGATTCCAGCGCTTGCAGCCGTCAATGAATTTGCGATACTTGCCTTCGCCCTTGAGTGGTATCCGGTGCGCCTCGTCCACGATGATCACATCGAATGGCTCTAAGTCGCCTGACTTATTGTAGATGCTGTCAATGCTGGCGTAGATGACGTTGTGCTCGGTGTCGCGTCGCTTGAGTGCGGCCGCATAGATTCCGACCGCGCAGTCTGGTTCGATGCCTTGTAGCTCTTCGGCATTTTGCTGCACCAATTCCTTGCGGTGCTGGAGCACGCAGACCCGCAGCCCAGGATGATTGGCCCGCCAGCGTTGAATCGCCATCGCAATCACCAGCGACTTGCCGCCACCGGTGGGAATGGCAATGCATGGTGATGTACCTTTACCAGAGCGCAGATGCTTGTCCAGTGTGTCGAGCGCTTCCTGCTGGTATGGTCTTGGTGTTAGCATGTAGTATGTTTTTAAAAATGTCCTCCGCCCGCTCATGTGAAATGAGAGGCGGAGGGGTTTGGTGTTCGTAGTTGCGATGCCCCCCAGCATCACGGATTCCTACTGAATGTTTTCTGCTTCGAGAATTTCCTTGCCGTATTCCAGGAAGACTTCAGCGGTGCCGATAGGACTGAAACCAGCGCCCACGCATAGCCGATACATGTGCTCGACCATTTCCATTAGCGCGGGTGTGTACTCTGTTTCGATGGTGCTCTTAGTGGTTTGAATTTCTAAAGATAGCTTCATAGTCTTGTGCTTAGTTTTGGTTGATGATGTGGCGCTCTTCCAAGTTGTCGTTGCGTGCGACTAGCTCATCGCAGCGCAGCTTGGACTGAGCCAGTTCAGCCTTGATGACGTCGATAAGAGTCTCTTGCGCTTCGCAGGCCCTGGTCATGGCGTTTAGACCGCGCGTGAGTACGGTGTGTGAGGATGGTTTGAATAGTGATGATTCCATTGTGCGTATGGTTGGTGGGTTTGATTTAGTTGACTTAGATTTTGTTGAGTTGGTGGTTACTTGTCCCAGGCGTTGAACGCCCTCGCCTCTTGAGGTGTCCAACAACGCCTGGCTGCTCTGGGGTTGATGTGAGTGGTGGCTGCGATTGTCTTCTCCTCGCGCTCGGCGTGGGCCTTGTCAGGTGATGGCTGCGCGCTAGTCTTATCCATTGTGGCGCCCTTTAGTTTTCGTATTATCCACGCGGCACCATGCTTTGACCGCTTGCCAGTAGTTTGCCCTTCTTACGGCTCTGCGGTGGCCAATTATTAAGAGAACTGCAAAGAGTATGAGTGTGATCAATAGTGTCATTGTATTGATTAATTAATTAGGTGGTATTAAAGCGGCAGGGTTCGGACCTGCCGCTTTAACGTGTTAGGTGCGATACACCCTAGCCCCAAGGCATGTCATCGTCAGATGAAGCGATTGCAGGCTCTAGTATTTGGGTGGTAGTCATGGTTGGCGCACTTGGAGCTGTAGGGGTAATGGCTCCGACTGCGCTGTATCCTTTAACGTTGTTGCGGTCGCCATCCACTGCCACCTTGATGGCGAGTGCCTTGCCGAGTAGTTGCTGCTCATCAGTTAGCAAGCCCTTGATTCCTGCGGCTGTGCAGATGTTGGCCAGATCCTTCTGAGCGATCTCGACTGCGACTGGGTTTGGGTTGACCAGATTCAAGTTGGTCCATACCCGGCGATCACGTCCTTGCTCGCCAGTTACTGTAAACTGAATTGATAGATACTGACCAGTGCCTGACTTGGTTTGCTTAACGCTGGCATCGCTGATGATAACGTTATATTTGCCTGGCGCGAGTGGTGAAAAGTCATTGTCGTTGACTTCGATTTTAGTGGCATCAAAGCCTGTTGTTCCGAATATGCTCATAGTATATTTTATTATTAGTGTTAGTGATGGTGATTATTTAGACACAGTGGCGACCGCATCGGAAAAAGTTTTCCAATCAAGTGGAATGTCATCTGGTAACTTGCCATAGGGTCCACGGCCACCAGCTGGAAAAGCAGGCGACTTTTGGCAGAACAAATAACGCTGACCCGCGCCGGCATCGATTGCCTTACCCTTCTCTGCGCCAAATCCAGATTGCTCCTTTTTGACGAAGGTTTTAGTGTTTGCGAAGCCGATGAAGTCGGCCCAGCGAAACATTGCTGCGCTTGCCTTGTCGTTCACGTCGAACTGAAACTGGTCGTATGACTCGTTGAGTGGATCGTCGAAGCGCTTCACCTTAACGTGTCCGATGATCACGCTGGCCATGCCTTTAGCTTCGCGAAGATAGTCGAGCGCCTGCATTAACTCGCGCCACCGGCTGAGTGCCTCAATGTAGCCCTTGCCGTAGCCGCCGCCGACCTTCTCAATGCTTGTTGCCTTTTCAGTCTGGCAGACATCGCTGTAGATCACCGGCTCTAGTGCGCTGGCGCTGTCGATCACCACAGTCTTAAAGTCGTGGTCCTCTTTCGCCAGTGTGCTGAGTGCTTCACGTACCTCAGCGAAAGATTTCAGAGTGGGAAATTTTGCCACGTCGAGTGAGTCGATGCCCTCTTCTTGGCGAACTGGCAAAAAGATCGGCTTAGCTGATCCTGCTGCGAAGGTGCTCTTGCCGATCTTCTCGACGCCGAGTAGTATGATACGTGGCGCGCGTAGCCGTGCGCCTTGTGTAATAGATTGTAGATTAATCATAGTTAGTTGTTTTATGTTTTAGTAAGTTACGCCCAGGTTAATTAATTGCGGCCGCCACTGTGGTCCTCCGTAATCATCACTTCAGCATCTTCGCCTCGGTTTGATGTAATGCGGATGCTGTAGGCTCGCACGTTGTGGCTGGTTTCGAGTTGATCGAGTATGTATTCGATCTGCTCCTCGGCGTCTCTGATTACTTCTTTAATGGTCATTGTATGTTTTGGTTGTATTTTTATTGTGTTAGGTGCGATACACCTAGACTAAAAAGTTGAACGCGATATACGCTGCAAGGGCCGAGTAAGTGCCGGCTAAGATAAAACATAATGTATTTTTAATTAATTGATTCATATCGAAACGTTGTAGGTGCAATACACCTATGTCAAATTTTATATTTCAGATTCGCAGTTTTTTTTAAAATAAATAAACGCCAGACATTTACCCGGCCACCCGGCATTCACTAGCGTGTTAGGTGTATTTTTACTTAGTCTTTTTTACTGTAGTAAAATTAATAGTATTTACTAAATTGACTTATATTATAGGTGTAGTAGGCTTCTACTCTACAAAATGATGTACCCATGCATCTCAATCAATCAATAACCAACCCCATAAGAAGATGCCAAATCAAAGAGCAGCAAACATCCAAGTCACCACCATCGCTATCGATAAAAAACTCATCAGAGACATCGAAAAGCTAGCCAAGCGGTGCGACCGCAGTCGCAATAAGATCATGGAGCTGGTGCTTCGCAATGAGATCCCACGCTACATAGCGCAAGACATCGACCCTAGTCGCCGTCCTGATTGATCAAATGATCAAGCGCTCCGTTTTCTGCACCATCAATCAATGCACTGATCGCAATGCCGACCAGTTTATCAATACTGGCAGCCCCAGTCATCTGAGTTAATTTTTTTAGACTATCGAGGTTCTCCTTAGTTATATTGATCTGTTGCATTAATTTCCAAAATGGTAATAGATTTACTGACCGTCAATAAGAGAATCACTTATTTCGCGTATTTTTTTTTAATATATTGATAAAAAGTTGAATCACTTCGCACAGAAACTCTCAAGATTGCTAACGGACAGTAGTCGAATAAATTCTAAGATGCTCTCCGATATCGCTGGCATCTCGCCCGCTCAAGTGTCGCGTATCCTTAATGGCAGCCGCATGGTGACTAAGGAAACAGTCGGCGCCATCTCCGTATTGTTCGATGAAAAGGCCGCGCGAGAATTACTCTCCGCATATTTACTAGATCACACGCCAGCAGAATTTGAGTTTCAGCGTGGTGTGTTTAAGTCTATTATTAAAGATGGTGACTTCTTGAGACCTGGCCAATGCCCATCTGCCGAGAAGTCCACCCGCAAATCATTGGCGAGCACTAAAGAGTGCTTGTCTGACATCGAGCAAGCAGCACTGGCCAATGACGACATCAGAGAGATGATCCACCGCCTGGCGAATATTTGCCGCGATCTTTGATTAACGTTTGGCCGCAGTGTGTCCACCGTCATCCAAATGGTCCAAGTCATTACCAAAGTACTTTTCGGCCTTCTCTTTAAATGTACCAGTCTGGTAATTACTGGCGATCATGTCTGGACTATTGCCCAGCAGCTCGGCAGCCATTGATTTGCCCCACAGCGCCGCATAGTAAGACGCGCACGATCGCCGGTGCAAGTTTGGCGACCACTGCACGCCGTAGCGCTCGCAGTATTCTGCGCGCTGATCGTTAAACGTCGTCTGGCCGATTGGCGTCTGCAAGTCCACACCCTCTAAGAACGGCCAGAGGTGCTTGATGTGATTTGATTCGGAGATGAGTAGTGAGCGCTGCGTCTTGGTGACCCGTGCCGGTATGTGTATCTCGCGCCGCTTGGCATTGATCATGTCAGCGGTGATGTATTCGCCCCGCTTGCGCTTGTCCGTCCCTGGTGCCAGCAGCGATACGCGCATACCAGTAAAGAATAGCAAAGCTAAGACCGCAGCAAATGGACGATCCTTAGACTCGTATGCAACGCCCAGCAGTAGCCGGTGCAAGTCTCCAGGCTCCACGATGTCGCGCTCAGTGATCTCGACCCGACTGCGCTCTAGTGTGACGGACTGGATCGGGTTGTGGTTTAGCTTACCATAACGCACTGCGCAATTGATGCAGGCATTCAGCGCCTTCAAGTGGCCCTTCTTGGTAATGTAATTATATGGCAGGCCATTGACCCAGCGCGAGACCTCCAGTGGCTTAAACTCCTCAAGCTTAATGTCGCCAAAGTGTTCCAGGATACGTTTGCAGTGCAGCTCGTCTCGGTATGGATTAATGCCCCGGCGCACCACATCCTGCACACGCATGGCAATGGCATCGGAGAGTCGGAGCTGGTGCTGGCTCAGTTCGTCACGGTGGATGCGCACCGCACTCTCCATTGCATTGATCGATCCGGCCGAATGGATCAGCGACTGCACGCGTCGGTATTCAATCGCATCAAAGTTCAGCAGCGCATCGCGGTCGCCATACCACTTGCGGGTAAACTCTTTATGGTAAGCAGTCTTCTCGGCCTTGGTCTTGAATGTCACGCGCATCCGCTTGCCATGCAGATAATAATCCCAGCCATACGGATTCGCGCGCTTAGATTTGTCGTAGTTTCGGAACGATGGGGCCTTTTCCATTTGTCCACTTTTGTCCACTTTTGCACTTAAAGTCAACATAATTGGACAAATCCCGTTTTTTAGACTTTCCCAGATAGCACTAATAATCAGCGACTTATGGGATATTTTAATTTATAAAAAAACCCTTGGTGGAGCATAGGAGAGTCGAAGGTGATTGTGTAAGTACATATAAATCAACGGCTTATTTTTAGACCTTAATTTAGTGTCCACTT